CGGTCATGTAGCTCTGGCTGTCCCCGGTCGCCTTGAACTGCTTTTCACTCAGGGAGAGCTGCGCGTCCAGTGTCTTCACGCTCTGCTTCGCCTGGTTCATGCTCTGCTTGAACTGTGTTACACCGGAAACGCCCATCTTGACGTTAACGCCTGTTGCCATTTGCTCACCCTCTCGTCAGTCCATGCTGAACGTCGTCATAATTTCGTCTGTATATATACAGGTCCATGACCGCCCCCGGCCTCATCCGGTGGATCTGCTCCAGGCTCAGCCCGGCGATCAGTCCCCAGCTGACCACCATCAGGTACGTCAGCCGTTTCTCTCTTTTTTTTTGTTGATTTCCTCAAGCGTCTCGTCCACCGGCCCCTTCTGGTCCGGTTTCGGGATCTCGCTCGCCATGCCCTCGTTCATCGCTTCCATGCAGGCGTTGATGATCCCCAGCATCTCCGCCGGTTTCATCGCCCGCATGATTTTCCGCTCTGTCAGGTCCGCGTTTTCCCCGGCCTCTTCCAGGCCCGCGTTCCCCAGGATCCGGATCATTTTCGCCGCGTTCTCGATGTGCTCCGCGCTGCCGAACCGGCTGGTGTCTTCCTTGTCGTCCGGGTTCCGTCCCAGAATCATGTCGATCGCCCGCGCCAGCGGCCCGATCTCCTCCTGGATCTGCTTCATCTCCAGGACCGTGTAGATCAGCGGGATTTCCCGCCCCTTCAGTCTGATCGTGATCATGCTTCCTTTTTACTTCCTTTCATGCAAATAAACCGGAGGCGCCTCCGCAGAAGCGCCTCCGTCTGTGCTGTTTTCGGTTTTCCGTCAGGTCGTGGTCGTGCCGCCGCCGATGCCCGCCTTGGTTTTCAGATAGCTCTTCGCCAGCGCCATCGTCGCGAAACTCTTGTGCTCCACGAAATCCGGATCCGTCGCGTTCGCGTCCAGGAAGACGCCCGCGCCCTTGCCGGTGATCGTCGGCGTGCGCCATTCGACGCTCTTTTCCTTCGTCCGCGCCTCGTCGTTCGGCTGCGCGAATTTCAGCTTGTGATACCACCACACGTCGTACGTCCTTATGACGCTGCCGCTGGAGTTGTCACGGTTCGTCTTGATATAGCCGAAGCCCACGTCCGGAGCCTGCGCGCCCGTGATGTGATACACGTCGTTCGAGTCCTTGACCTCGCCCAGCAGGTCCTTCCGCACGCTGTCCGCCAGGCCGGCCGTCTCAAACTCGACGCTGTAGCCCAGCACGCCGTTCGCGATGTCCAGCACCACGTCGTCACCGAAGAACTCTCCGTCCTCTGTCTCCCAGGTCACATTCGCGCCCCGCGCTTCGCTCACCACAAATCCGGTGCCGTAGGTGATCCCCGTGTAGGGCGTATAGGCACTGACCGGCGACGCGACGGCGTAGCTCATTCCCACATTCGCTTTCATGTTTTACCCCTCCAATATTTGATGTTTGCAGCCTCAAATTCCGATTCGATAACGTTCTTCATGGCCGCGATTGCTTTTTTCCCGCCGCTGTTGGCGGCTTTTCGGACAAACGGCTGCTTCTGCATGAAGCTCGTGCCGGAATTGATGGAGTTGACGATCACCGGAATCGGCTTCTTTTTTCCGCTCAGCTCAGCGTATCCCGCGTTCTGGTATCCGACGGATGTGTCAATCTCTCCGCCGTTTTTGTTGAATTTCGCGATGCCAGCTGTGGCGATTCTCACGATTTCCTTCTCCTCCGGAGACGGAAGCCGCGTCTCGTCCTTTCTGGCATACTTGAATTCCGCCGTCTTGATACCCTCCGCGCCTTTGCGGATCTCGTCCGCCATGATTCCCGCGCCCTGATAAAGCGCCTTGCTGGCGATTGCAGGCGCCTGCTGTCCCATCTTGTCCAGCAGCTCGCTCACCTCCGCCAGGCCGTCCACCTTCATCTCGTACGGCATCAGTCGCTCACCTCAAATGTCCACTCCCAGTGAAACAGGCTTGTTTCCCGTTCATAGACGTGGCTGTTCAGGCTCCAGCACCCTCCACAGTGCTCCGCCAGCGTTTCCGTGATCAGCTCCACCCATCCGGCGCCGGTCTTCACCAGGCTGAACAGGTCCACGCTACCCTCGTAGGATGTCGTTTTCTTTCCGTCATCCCCCCGCAGCGCGTCCGCCTCAAAGTCAAGGCTGACCATGCCGTAGCTCACCGAATCCGGCCGCGTGTTCCATTCGTCCTCCGCCACCGGCAGCGACACCTCCGTGCCGCCCTCCGTCTGTGTCAGTCCCTTCAGCGCCGTCACCAGGCTCGTGTATTCCTCAGGCATGTCCGATCACCACGCTTCCGCTGTTTCCCTGCTTCCGCCGGATGGCCAGGATCACGCCGTTGTATTCCTTGTACGGATCGCTCCGCAAAACCTTCCAGCGCTCTCCCTTGTATTCCAGCTCTCGTTCCCCCTTGTATTCCCTGTCATAAGGGATCAGGATCTTCGCTTCCGGGCTGAGGCCCTCGCCCCCGGCCTGATAGATGTCCGCCTGCGTCAGGCTGAGCTCCTGGCATTTGACCTTCCGCAGGGTTTCCCCCGCGGCCGTTCCGACCTCGTGCGCGTCCGGCGAAAAGCTGATCAGCCTGCAGCTGGTCATCATCCTCATGTCGTCGTCACCCCGTCGTAGTTGGTATAATGCCTGCTCAGCCGCAGCTGGCCCTTCAGGCTCCGGTATGTTTTCTCCAGGTTCTCCTTGTTCGGCGGGTTTCCGATCTCCTTGTCGCACCATACGGCGATCGTTTTGATGATCAGTTTGTCCGTCAGCGTGCTGGCGTCCGTGATCGTCCATTTCTCCGGTTCCGATGTCGTCGCCGGCGTTCTGGTCCGCGTGATGCTGATCTCTCCCGGCAGCACGATTTCCGACGTTCTCGTCAGATCCAGGGCGCAGGCTTCGATCTCCGCGATGATCTTTCCATCGTACTCATCCCCCTCGATGAAAGTCAGCAGCTCCTTCACTTCCGCAAACATGTTCCTCACCTTCTTCCCGCCATGTATTCCTCGTATAGTTTCCGCGTGTACAGGTGCCTCGCAGGGCAGTGCGTGTCGATCCACAGCTCAAACCCCGCGCAGGCCGCCCTCACGCAGAAGTGCCTGTCCTCTCCCCGCAGCGCCTGGCGGATGTTCGGGATCTGCGTGTAATCCACCCCGGCCTCGAACACCTTCCGCTTCACCAGCGTCAGCGCGCCCGTCATGCCGCAGCGGTACAGCCCCGGTTTTTTCCATTCCTCCGGCATGCCGCAGCTCTGGTCCGCCATCCAGGCGTTGCACCAGTAATGTCCGTTCGGTGCCTGTGTCCAGAAGATCTCGCTGCAGATGTCTTTGTCCGCGTCGATCAGCGTCCTGAGCGTCCGCGGATCCAGCACGATGTCCGTGTCCGCGCTGAGCCAGTAATCATACCCGCCCCGCAGCATCTCCGCGATCGTCCGGTTCCGCAGATCGCTCATTTTCGCCATCAGTTCCAGCGTCCAGAGATGATCGTTCCCTGTCTTCTGGTATGTCTCTCCCGTCTCCGTCACCGTGTATTCGGCGTTTCGGATGTACGGAATGACCTCCGGGCAGTCGTTCACCACATAAAAGCGGTCAACCTCACAGCCTTCTGGCACCTCCAGCGCGTCAAGCCCTTCCTGGTACGCTTCAAAAACGTCCGGGTCCTGCCTGAGCGGCGCCGTGATCATGATCTTCTTCATGCCTGCGCGTCCTCCTCCGGATAGATCGCTTTGTGCGCGATGTGTCCGATCCGGACCGCCGGATCACACCAGATCCGCGCGCCCGTGTCGATCGCGCGCCAGCAGAAGGCCAGATCCTCCCCGAAATCTTTCGTCGGCGTGAAGCATGTTCCGAATTTCTGCTTCACGTTCTTCAGGATCTCCGTGGAAATCATCGTGAACGCCATGCCGCACCCCGCGACCTCAAACGGCTCGATCCCGTATTCGCCCTTCTGGACACGTTCCGCCGGGCTCAGGCTTTTGAATATGCAGCTGCCGTACGGCGGCCGCCTGCTCTGGAACGCCCCGCATACAAAGTCCTTTTCGCTGAAGGCCAGATCCTCCACCGCAGTTTCATGAAATACCATGTCGCTGTCGATGAAAAGGATATGCGTGTATCCTTCGTTAATGGCTTCGCAGCACAGGCTGTCCCGCCCGATGTACACCAGCGTCCCCACATGCAGCTTGATCACGAACCGGATCCCCTCGTGCTGCAGGTGGTTCTGCAGGT